TGGAGAACTCCTTGTATAAAATTAAATCGAGAAAACTTTATAGTATTTAAGCTTTGAAATAGCTAAAAGTTCGGGCTTTAGCAAATAAATTTTTTATCTTTTCTGTATCTTTTTTATTCAAAAGAACTTTTTATACAAAATATTCGAACAATTCGATATTTAAAGGGTTACTGTGCTAGATTTGTACAAAATCCGAAATTTATATCATCTAAGAAGGTAGTTTTTGCTCTTCTTTCTTTTTTGATATATTTAGTATAAGTGTTAAGAGTAATCACTAAACTTTTATGTCCTAACATTTGTGATACCCAAAGAGGATTTTCTAAATTAGACAACATATTACTTGCGAATGTATGTCTAGTTTGGTGTATTCCTCTTTTTTCTAGTTTCAATCTTTTTAGTAAGTCATACCATCTATAATTCAAATCACCAGAACCATAAAACATTTTGTTTTTTGTATTCATGAACACATACTCTCCAAGACCTGTTAATTTTCTTTGTTCTTTTAAAAATACTTCGCATTGAGAAAGCATATCAATGGTTCTTTCACTACTTCTTGTTTTAGGTTTCTTTGTAAAACCTCGCGTTCTTTGTCTTGTGATAGATATACTTTTATCCGTAAAATTTATATCTTGCCATTTAAGAGATAATATTTCACCCATTCTCATACCACTAAAAAATGCAACTCCTAATATATTTTTAAACCAGCCATTTGCTAGATTTAATATCTTTTCCATTTCTTCTAAACTAAATGGATTTAGTTCATAATCACTTTTAGAAGAGGGTAGAGTAACTAAAAAAGGGCTTGTTTTTATATATCCCTCAATTATTGCATTTTCAAAAGCTGGTTTTAAAATAGCAGATACACAAATAGTCAATGAACTTTTATAAGGAATTTCATCATACCAAGTTTTTAAAAACATTGGAGTTATTTCATGTGGATATTTTTTATCAAATTTTGGTAATATATTTTTTTCAAGTTGAACATAATAATTTTGCATGGATGTAGGTTCTAAGAGTTTTTCTTTCTCTTTTAACACTTCCTCGCAAAATTCTATAACAGTTTTACCTTTTGTTTTAACATCAAATTTTTTATAGAACTCATCATTTTTATAATGGTTTTCTAATAATTTGCGATTCTCTTTTGTATCTTTCAAACCGCTACTTTTACGAATACCATTTGCATAGATGTATAAAATTCCGTTTCTATTGTAGAGTTTCATCGTTTTTCCTTTATCGCTTTGAACTCTTCAATAGCACTACTTACAAAGATAATTCTACTAGTTTTATTCTTTAATTCTCTATGATAGTGATATCCTTTTTTTAATACACCCATCCTTATATATCTATCAAGTGTACAGTCTGAAATATTGAGATAGATTTTAACATCAGCTCTTTTGGTTAAATCAAATTTAGGTTTTAGATGCTGTCTCAATTCGGTTAATTCAGATTGCATTTCTTCCATTTTCTCAAGCATTTTAGGAATCAAATCCAAACTGCTAAAATCTACTGCACTCATATTTTACCTTTCATATTTTTTTAATAATTTTGACACTACAATGTGATTGTAAGAATTTTTCAAATTCTTCAACTGTTCCAACGCCGTTCGCAATCGCCAAATTATGAAGTCGTTGGAATTCTTTAAACGAATTAAATACAAACTTTCCAAGTCTCATTTTGAAGCTCCTGAAATTAGAAGTTGTTTATATTTTCTATTTTGTCTTTCAGTTACAAGTGTTCTTTCGCACTCATTTAGTAGTAGCATCCAATCCTTACGCGAGTAGGCATATTCGTTTTCTCTTTTCCTAAAAGCCCAGTTTGGACCATAAAAACCTTTAAATGGATTTTCATCTTCTTTTAGGACTAATTGCTTTTTTAAATCTTTGATTTCTTGTTTTTGTTTTTCAAGTTCTGATAGTATTTTTTGTAAATCAGTTTCAGTTACTCTATGATTTATAGCTATTCCATTGTTGAAATAGTTGTTTAAAACATTGAAACACTCTTTTTTGTATTCGATTAGTTTTTGTTTTACTTCTGGTTTAACTTTATTTGGGTTAATGCTAAAAAGCCAACCGTTTAGTTTTGATAGTGGGATTGTGAAAACTTCTTGCAATCCACCTTTAGTTTGAACTTTGATAAGTTTGCTTTCATAAGATTCGTCTGCTTTTATTTTTTCATATTGAGTTCTAAATTTTAATCCAATATGCTCACAAATATCTTTTACTACTATTGATTGATTTTCTTCTATGATGTCCAACTTATCACTCTTAAAATTTACTTTTATAAGTTCCATATTTATACCTTTTCTTGATATTTAAAGATACTAAGTATCTTTATAATGTGAAAGTTTAGTATAAAAAGTATTCTTTGTCAATAGATTCTAAGATAAAAAGTATTCTTTTATCTAAAAATATAAGATAAAGGGTATCCCCTTATGGGGCATCCCCTTTAGTAATAGCCTTTTTTATGGCATAAAAAAAGGTATGGCGATATGACCATACCTTTAATTAATAGCCTTTCTTACGAGAGTTTTAAAAGCTTCATAATCTTCTAATTGTTTTTCAAGCTCTAAGTTTCTTAAATATAATAATATTGCTTTTTGCATTGGTTCAGATATATTATCATTTGCAATAGCTTTCTTTATAGCTGGTTCACTATATCCAATCTCTTCTCCAAGTTGTTTGTAAGTCAACCCCAACTCTTTGCAAGTTTTTTTAACTATGTTTTGTTGTTTATAGTCTCCATCATAATGCCACTCTATAACATAGAGGTCTTTATCATTTTTTTGATTGCAAAATGCTATATGATTTCCTTTGTTAAAGAAATGAGATGAATAACCCAATTCAGTTATTTGGTGTCCAATATCTTCTATAAGTTCTTTTTCATTTCCTCTTTTTATTTCTACTTTAGGGTGTATCTTGTCTTTTAATTCACCTAGAACTATTATTTTATGACCATCAATAGGGTCATATCCTATAAAATTCTCTTTATTATTCATTGCTTTCCTTCACTCTTCACTTAAAATTTCAGCATCTATTTCATCTGCTGCATCTTCAAGTAATTCTTTTTTTACATATTCAACTAAAACTGGAACTTCTTCTTTTATCTCTTTTATTTTTTTATAAAAATCAAAGAAACTTATGATTATTTTGAATGTTTTTGAGTATTTTTTTATATAAGGTTTGATTTTGTCCAAGTTTATTAAAGTGTTTCCAAGAACTCTATGAAACTTATCTTCTATAATATTGTTTCCAAAATATCCATAATACAATACTGCTTCATCAATATCAGCAATAATATCATCAAGTGGAGAATTTGTCTTTTCTATATCTTTTAGTGCTATTCTTAGAGCTTCTATATCTTTGTCATAGAAAATTTCATCAGGAAGAAAAGCTTCTATTGTTTCTAAAAAAGTTATTGAATCCTCTATATTTTGTATTTTATTTTGTAGTAAATTAAAAAGTTTTTTATTTAAAATTTCAAGATTTGATGACTTTAGATCTTCAATATCTCTATTTTGTATAAAATTTGGACTAATACTCATTGCTATTAACTTTATTTTTTTAGAGTGAATATTTTCTTTATATTTTCCTGTACTTTTCAATAATTTTTCAATCATTTTTATATCAGCTAAAAAATACTTATAAAAATATAGGTGTAAAAAAGTATCTTGACAGTTAAATAAAATTTCACAAGCTTTATAATAATCTTTTGATTTTTGTATCTCTTTTAAAACATCTAATAATCTTTTTGCACTATTCATTTGATACCTTATAAACTTTTACTATTTCTGACAATCTATTTACTGAATACTTAGCTTCATCTAAAACAGCTAAAATATTTTTTGGTATAGATTCTTTATTATTTATGCATTTTTTTAGTTCTTCTTCTAGTGCATAAATGTTTTTTATGATATTTATTTCATTTTTCATTTCTTTCCTTTTGAGATTAATTTATGTTTAGTGTTGTGTTATCTTATGCATAATTGATTTGTTAAAATAAAATAAAAATTATATTATATTCTATCAATAAAGTAATAGAAATATAATAAAATTAATATATTTAATGTTGTATATAACATATTTTATGTATGTTAAAATATATTTAATGCTACAATATTCTTCGCACTGGTTGATAAAGTGTAATTTTGGACATTATGTTCCAGCCCAGTGCTTTTATAAACTTACAATTTAGTTATCCAATTCTTTTTTTCATATCAATTTCCCTTTCGATATTTCTTAAATTCTAATAAAAAATAGTAAAAACAATATAATTTATTACTTTTATTGTTATTTCATAGCAAAAAAAAGTTATATAGATACAATTCCAAATAAATTTAATAAAAAGGTTTTTTTATGTTAAAAAGTCTGATATATATGAAATATTATCCATCTGGTATCGTAGTTGAATATTTTATGGGCACAGTAAATATTGGTTTTAGTTCTAAATTAAATCATAAAAAGTTAAGTCATATTCTTATGGAAATAGAAAACATAATAGATGAACTCAAAGAAGATGGTAGATTCAATACTGTTAAAATGGAAAGCCATCTTTTACTAAGTCGTAAATTAATAAAAAAAGATGTAAAAGCTTCTACTTTAAGAAAAGATAAAATTAGCTTTATAAATTTGAAGTATATCCAAATGTTAAAAAATAAAAATTATGATTTTACGCAAGAAACTAAGAAAATATCAATATTCCGTAAATATTTCAGTTTTTACTCGATGAAAATGTGTTTATTGCTTAGAAACATTATTACATTTAATTATTCTTCTATGCATGAAGTTGGATTTAAAATTCCTGATACAAATTATGTAGGAATATTAAAAATATCATTAAAATAGAGAATTTTATTTTAGTAGCCATAAAAGGAAGTATGGCTACTATTTTTAGTTCAAATTCTCCATATAATATTTATTTTATTGATATAATACAGCTAAATTCTTACTAAACACAGAGGTATTATATGAAAGCTGAAAATAAACTTTTAATTATTGTTGCAATTCTTTTAATATTGAAATATTTTAATATAACATCAGTTGATTGGGTATTTATATCTATATTTATTATCTATGTTTTTTTATCTTTACCTGAGATAAATTTAAAAAACATTGATGTAAATTTTAATACACTTTTTGAAAGTAACAATAACTTAAAACAGAAGATTTGGGAACTAGAAAATCAAATAGAAGAATTAAAAAAACTAGACAATAATAGATAATATTTTAAACTAATTTTATAGAGTCTTTTAATTGATTAGAAATATCATTAGATAGTTCTATAAATCTATTCTTTTTCGATGTTATTTTTTCAACATCTTCTTCATAATAACTGTTGTTTAATTTAAAATAAGAAATTAAACAATTTAAAATTGGTTCAATAATTTTAAAATCTTTTTCATCAAAAATATATTCTGAATAAAGCAATATTTTAATACTTTTTTGAATAATTTTGATATCAATAGACTGACATAAATCATCTTTTTCTTTAATATAAGAATTTAATTCTTCTATTTCAAATATAATTTCTGCTTTTTGCTTGAATAATTCTCTTTTTACTTTTTGTTCTTCAATTTTATTTGTGTTTTCAATATTTTTCATAACAGAAGCAGAAGCTAGAAGTCCAGCTAATCCAACTAAAATGAAGTTTTGAAAATCAAAACATAAATTTAGAAGAATAAATATAATGATTAATGTCCATAAAACATATATTATTAAGTCAAGTGCTTCAAATTCTTTTTTCATTGTTTACCTTCTTAGTAGTTTAGAGTGTTTCTTCTATTCTTTTAATAGCTTTTAAAATTGAACCCATATCTTTAGCATTTTCTAAATATATATGCGTTTTTATAAATTCTTTAATCTCAGTTGTTGTGTTTAATTGATTTAAAAGAGTTTCTCTATCAAAAAATTCTCTAATTTCTTTTAATTGCGTATATAAATCTTTATTTTTATATTTTAATATTAAAAGTAATAAAAATAATTGTGGAATAAAATATTGATCTTCATATAAACTATTATCTTGATTGTATAACTTATTTAATATACGAGCTTCATTTACAATTTTATTTATATCTCGTATTGTAAGATTAAATATTTTAATAGAATCTCTTACAAACGAATTAATATTATCAAAAGGTTCACATAAATGTTTAATTTTTTGATAAAAATAATCTCCTACTGAATCTTTTTTTAAATGGAGTTCAAAATCAAAAAACCTATGTAAATAGGTATTTGCATCAAATCCATTTCCATAAACTGCTTTTATAGATTCTGCTAGTTGTTTATTATCGACAGCAATAAAAAACACTATGTTTTCTATATCAAAAAGATGTTTGATATTTTCAAGAAGTTCTATGGCAAAAGTAGGACGACATCTATCTAGTTCATCTATTATGATGATTAGTTTATCTTTATCTTTTTCTTTTAAAATTTGATTTGTGTATTTTATTAATTCATCTTTAAATTCTTTTCTTGATTTTTTACTTTCATCTATATCTTTAAATAGATTATTTGCAACTTCATCTGTAATAGTACTTGATACTTCAAGACAAGCATTTCCTAAATCTGAAGTAGCCTCCGTTCCTAATATAACTTTTGATACTCCTTTTAATGCACCTTTAGTAAATAGTTTCGTAGCTTTTACCATATGTGAAACAAAACTTTTCCATTCATCTGTTCCTATATATTCTTTTTTTTGGAATTCTTCATGAATATCACTCATCAAAGATAATAAAGGTTCTTCTGTATAGTCATTTTCCCAAGCATTATATTTCACAAATACATCTTTATTGTTTTCAAAATTTTTACACATTAAATCTATAAGTGTTGATTTACCACTTCCCCAAGGTGCATCTAGAGCAATAACATGGTGTCCATCTAGAGCATTTATAAATTTTACATACAATTCTGCAATATCTTCTCTCCCTAAATCAACTGTTAAATCTTTACTATCACTTTTAAATGTAAAATTACCTTTAGCCATCAATAACCTTTAAAAATAAGATTTTGTATTATACAAAATAAGGTTTTTTTAATCCTTAATAACTATAAAAGTTTTTTTGGCATTTACACTTAATTATATTTAACTTCAATACTAAAAGCTGTATATTTACAAGGTATGCCTTTAGATTCATTTTCTTTATTTATTCTAAACTCTTCAGCTTCTTTTTTTGTTTGAAATGTAGCTAATACCCAACCACCTGTATATAAATCCCATTGATAAACTTGATACTCTTTGACCAATTCACTAAAATCACCTTTGCATAGTTTTCTTACTTCATTTAGCATCATCCAACCTCTTCAATAGTGATTTTGTATTTTTTATTAATATCAAAGGATGGTGTAAAACCCTTTCTTGGTCTATTAAAATAAAAACTAGCTTCAATATAATTAAATTTTAAAGAATATTCAAAATCATCAACCACTCCATAATCAATAATTTTTTCAAAACTTGTGTTTGGCGTTTCATTTTCTTTAGAAATTAGCTCTTCATTTTTTACCAACTCATCAACCTTAAGAGTTGCTTCTAATTTTCCCGCGGGAAAATCTCCAATAAATGTTTTTGCTTCTTCAACTAAATCACTATCAGCTTTTTCAAAAGCTTCAATATTCCCAGTTAGTTCTTCAAACTTGTATTTTTTAGGCTCTTTAAACTCTTTTATATTATCCCTGGTAATTTCACCTGCATTGTATTTTTGGTAAACCTCTTTTTGAACTTTTTTATCTTTTACTCTTGAGATTTCATCCATAACAGATATTGAAATATCTTTTTTATTTACTGCAATATCTTCCAGGATTTCATCATCAAGATTTAAAGAACTAAAAGTTTTTGATACATAGCTTTCAGATTTACCAACTTTTTTTGCTAAATCTGATTTTTTAGCATATCTTCCAGTTTTCCAAAGTTTAACTATATAATTTGCAATTTCAAAATCTGTTAAATCATTTCTTTGGATATTTTCAATCAAAGTAAGCTCTTGAACTTCTTCAGCAGTTGCATCAAGAATGTAAGCTTTTATAGTTTTAGCTTCATTAAAAAGATGAGCTTTATATCTTCGTTCACCACTTATAATCATATATCCATCATCTTTTTTTACAACTGTGATAGGTTGAAGTAATCCATGCTCTTTGATAGTAGCTGCAAGTTGTTCTATATCTTCAAAAGCTTTTCTTGGTTGGTCAGGGTTTGGATAAACTTTTGTAATCTCAAGTTCACTAAAAGGACTTATTCCTGAAGTTTTAGTTTTACCAGCTGTCGCTTTTGTAATTTCTGCTAGATTAGGTTTTTTAGTTAATGAGTTCATTTTTCAATCCTCTTATTTCTTCAATAGCTTTTTTATCAGTTGTATCAAATACACTTTTTCCAAAGCCTAAACTATCTTTATAAATCTTTCTACTTCTTACAACTGTTTTTAGTAGCTTCATATTTTCATTTTGAATTACATCTTCGATATCTGTAAAATCTTTTTGTAAAGGATGAATATTGTTTAAAACCACATTTATAGAAACTGCATCTATATCTTTTAAGATATCTTTGAAAGTTTGAAAACCTATTACCTCTGTTACACTTGAACTAACTGGAACAACTATCTTATTTGCTTTTTCCATAGCAGTTCTATTTATATCACTATCAAATCCACCAACATCAACGATTAGATATCCTTTATTGTTTTTGAAGATATCAAGTAGTTCTGCTATCGTTTCAGGCTGTAAAACTTCTATTTTTTTATCATCACTTAGGGCATTTATAAAATATAAAGTTTGTTGAAAATCTAAATCAACAATTCTTACTATCTCACCATCTTCATATAAAGCATGTGCTAAGTTCCAAGCAAGAGTTGATTTACCAACTCCACCTTTTGTGTGTGCTACTGTTATAATTTTTATCATTTTTTTATTCCTTATTTGATGTAAATTAATAGTAAAAAATCAAAAACAACTGCTGCGAAAACAATAATCTTGAATTTTACAAATGATGTTAGTTTAGGCATAGTTTTCCTTGCTCTTTAGATTTTTTCTAATTTCTTTAGATATTTTTATAACCTGTAAAGCAGTCTCTTTTAAGCTCTTATCTATATAGGCATATTTTTGATTTAGTCTTACAAGTTCAGCTCTTGAAACAAGCATTAGGTTATCTAGTCTTGTATTTAGAGTATTTTTATCTTTAAAAATCACGCAATAACCTTTGGGTATTTTTCCGTATTTTTGTTCCCAGATATATACATGAAGCATTTTCCATTTATTTGGCTCTGCAATTTTAATATGCATATATAAACTACCATTTTTATCTTTTCTTGTTGAGATAGTTCCTGCTCTTTTTGTATTTGCAGGAAGATTTCCTAATGCAAAAGATGTTTTGTTTGCACTTGTAAGTCCTTTTGTACCTTTATTTTGAGGAACACTTCCTTTTTTAAAACGACCATCATTTGGACAAACAAGACCTAGTTTTCTACATTTTTGTTTTAGTCCATTACTGCTTACTTGTGTTTGGAATTTAGCATTAAAAAGTTCTGTAAGTTTTTTTCTTGGAGTTGTTTCATGTTTTCTTAAAAAGTCTTCATGCTCTTTTAAATATTTCATAATCAATCCTGATATAAACTTTTACCATTTGGGTATTTTTTCTTATAGTTAAACATTTCAGCTTTTAAAGACAAGTCCGCAATACTTATGATTTTATCTGCAACATTACATATAGTATTTGCTTTTTTAAGTTCCTGGTTAATATCTATATCTTTTCCAGGATTAGCTATCTTTTGTAATTGATCAAATAATATTTTATTTAGATTGTTGAAGCTTTCATTTTCATTTTTTTCTGCTTCTGCTTCTGCTTCTATGTTTTTTGGTGTATTCTCTTGAGTTGGAAGTTTCTTTTCAAGAAATAAATTTCGTAATTCGTTTGGTAAATCTTCTAACTTTACAAGATTGGGGATATATGTTTTTCCTTTGTAGTGCATATATCCATTATTATCTATCACAATACCTTTTGCAAAAATGCTTGTTTTAGTTGGAATTATCTCAAACTGACTGTTTATTGCTGCTGCTTTTTCAAAAAGTTCATAGCTCATTTTTTAATCCTTTATCTTTTAGTGTATTTAGTCTTTGAATGTAGAAATACTTAGGTAAGAACGAAAAGCACCTGTATGGAAGCACTTGCTTTTTTTTAAAACTATTAACAACAATGTATAAATAAAATATGGAGTTAGCTTTTCGTTCTTGCATAAATATTTAAAGCCACCTTGTTAAAAGTGGCTTTATTGGTTAGTTTGGTTGGAAATTTAACACTTTACAAAAAATTAAAATCCAAACTAATATGATATTTTCGATTCAAATTAAGCAATTTCTAAATCGCATAAAGGTTCTAAAGTTGGCTTGAACCTATGCACCAACTTTTACTCTAAAGTTCCTGCCGTTTTCTTTTCTTGGTATGCAGTACATGACCTCAATAAACTCAATCAATCTTTAACCTCTAGGGCGATTGATACCACCTATGCTTTGATTTTCATATCCAACAAATAAATGAATTTGTTTTTTTAGTGGTTTTGAACAAATGATTCCTCTTAAAGAACTTATATCGTTTTTGATATGCTTGTTTGAAATACTATCAATTTGATAATTAAATTAAACTTAAAAATATTATCAATTTGATAGTTAATTGAAATAAAATCTTTTTATTTAGAAAAGATATAGTTATATTTAATTTTGTATAATTCTAAAAAATTAAAGGAAAGCTTTGAAAAAGTTACTAATATTTGTAGTTTTATTATCAACTACTGTTTTTGCTGGATCATTTAGTGAATCAAAAAAACTCTTAAAAGAAATATATAAAGACCATCAAACAACTTTTTATTGTGGTTGTAAATATAATCCCCTAGATAAAGATAATATGATTGATAGAAATAGTTGTGGTTATGTTCCAAGAAATGAACTAACAAAAAAAGGTAAAGAGAATGAAAGAGCCAATAGAATAGAATGGGAACATATAATGCCTGCTGAAAACTTTGGAAGACATTTAGCTTGTTGGAAAGATGGAGGAAGAAAGGCTTGTTCTAAAGACCCTATATTTAACAAAATGGAAGCAGATATGCACAACTTAGTTCCTGCTATTGGTGAATTAAATGCTGATAGAAGTAATTTTAGATATGGAGCAGATAAACCAAAAGTTGGAATGTATGGTGAGTGTAAATTTGAAGTTGATTTTGATGCTAATAGAGCTTATGTAAGAGATGAAATAAAAGGTGATATAGCAAGAGCATATCTTTATATGAGTAAAACATATAATATTAATTTATCTGACCAAGAAAGAAAATTAATGGAAGCTTGGGATAAGCAAGACCCAATAGATGAATGGGAAATTGAGAAGAATAAAAGAATTGAGAATATTAAATAAGGGGTATGAATAGTGGAAAATTTCCAAAATGAAATAATAGGTTTTATTGTTGTTGCTATTATTGTAATAATGTTAGCTTTTTATGAATCAAAAATAAAAGAAAAAAATAAAGTAGATAAGAAATAACTCTTATCTACAAATAGTCTCACAAGGAATACCGTCTTTATCTCTATCTAGTCTTGATACACCACACTCTCTTAGATAAAATATTGCTTCTTTACAACTTTTCATCTCTTTACAAGTTTTTTTACCTTCACACTTGAACTCTTGCTTTACTTCTGTTTTTTGCTTCTTTGTTTCTGCTGAGAATAAAGAAACTGATAACATAAGAATTAAAAGAAATTTATTCATAATATACCTTATATATTAAATTTTCTAAGCTTCTAATCTATCAATAACATTTATCAATTTGTCTTTAAAATTATATATATCTTGTAATTTTTCAATAGGATATTTTTCTTCTTGTTTATCTTCAATATGTAAAGATAAATATTTTTGTTTAGTATTAAAATATAATCTTGCTATCCATTTTCTATTATTATCATCTAATAAAATTCCAAAGTAGCTTTTAGTATCTCTTGCAGCTATTCTATCTAAATCGATTTTTTCAGCTAAAATTGATTTAACTATGAAGAATCCTTGTATTTCCTCTTCTGTTGTTATGATGCCATTATCTTCTTCAGTTTTCTCTGTTTCTTCATTACTACCATCTATTTCAACCGTTAATTTACTTTTTAGAGAGTTTATTTTATCTTGTGCCATATCTGTAACAATTTCACTAAAAGCAGTTTTTACATAAGCTTTAAACTCATCTATTATATTTTGTCTTAATGGCTTATCTGTTAATCTTGAAGCAAATAATCTTACAAAGTCTTCATTAGGATTTTTAACTTCTTCTTTGAAAATATTTTTAATTGCACTAACATATTTTTTATTTTCAGCACTTGCTAAAATTTTATCAATATCTAAATTCGAACTTATAAATTTTTCTAGTTCTTTTAAATCTCTATCTTTTATATTTAAAATATTGAATGTAAAAAATGGAGTTGTATCCATTTTATTTGGTTTTTCTAAATCAGTAAAAAATCTATATTCTATACCATTTGTTAAAATAGCAAATCTACATTCTGTAACAGTAAAATATCTTTCAAGTTGTGTCGCATGAATATCTAAATTTTCTGTATGTGATTTAGCCTCGATTAGAATAAGTGGTTGATTATTATACATTATTGCATAATCAACTTTTTCGTTTTTTTTCTTGCTTATATCAGCTGTAAACTCAGGTATAACAACAGTTGGATTAAAAATATCATATCCTAAAGCACTAATAAAAGGCATTATAAAAGAATGTTTAGTAGCTTCTTCTGTTAAAACATTTCCTTTTAAATCAATAATCCTTTGAGATAGCTCTTTTAATTTTTCTACTAATTCCATCCTCTCTCCTTGCAGTTTATTTTAATTATATCAAAAAAAATAACTTTGTAGTAAATAAATTATTTTAAATTGGATAATCTCTAAAAATACAAGAAGATAGGATTGTATTTAAAAATCTCTATCTATTTTTCCAACAACTCTTGCCATAATAAGTTCATGTTTTTCATCATGATGTATAGTAATTACATCATAATCACTATTTATTGGTATTAAAGAAATGATTGTACCTGCCTCATTCATTTTATATTTTTTTATACCACTTTCACCATTTAACCAGTAGTGTACAATATTCCCACTATCTATTATTATATTTGGTTGGCAATATACTATATCTCCATCATTTATTTTAGGACTCATACTATCGCCATCAGCTTCAACTGCATACATACCATCTTTATACATATCTAGAGGAACGGGTATGGGTTCATATCCATTTAAATCATAATCTTTTGGTTTTCCACAAGATGATCTTCCTATAAGTGGAATAATTTTTTGTTTAATATTTGCTTCAAAACCATATAAATAATCAGTTGTTACCTTAAAATATTTGGCAATTAAAGCAATTTGTTCTGCTGAAAATTTTCTTCCATTATTTTGTAGTATATTGCTCAGATTTCCTGTTGGAATATTTAAAAATTTAGCTAATTCAGCTTGTTTTTTATTATTTTCTGTCAATAATGCAATTATTCTTTCTAACATATAAAAACCTATTTTAATTAATTATCAAAATGATAACATATAATATACTATCAAATTGATATTATTTTTAAGTTTTATTTAATATCAATTTGATAGTATTTCAACTATGAAAAGAAAAATAGATATAAATAAAATTAATTGTTTACTTGAAAAAACAAAATCAACACGAAAACAACTAGCTGAATTTATAGATTATCCAATTACAAATCTAACTTTAGCTCTTGGTAAAAAACATAATAGAACTTTACCTATGGATTATTTACTTAGTGTTGCTGATTTTTTCCAAGTTAATCCAAAAGATTTAACTATTTGTGATAGTGAAAATATATCAACTTCTATAATTGTAGATGAAGTCCAAAAAATAAAACAAAAGTACGAGGTATAACTATGGCTGAATATTCACATATTGGAAATAAAAGACAAAAAGAGCATGGTTTACTTGTAACTATCAATAAATCAATAGTTACATTTTGTAAAAAAAACAATATTGACAAAACTGCTTTTGCCATAAAAATTGGTCTTGCAAGTGAAAATTCACTTTCAAATAAACTCAAAAAGAGCAGGGAAGATACTGATATAACAATTAGTGAACTTATACATATTACAGAGATAACTTCAAACTACGAAGCACTTAAATACTTAAATGAAATGTTTGGTTTTGTGATGATTAGTAGTGAGCCTGAAGAAAATATAACAGTAGAACAGTTAAATCAAATAGCAGATGAAGCACAAATCGAATCAAATGAATTTTTTGCAGTTACGAAAATAGCAAATAAAGATAAAAAAATATCTGTTGAAGAAAAAAACAATATGCTAAAAGAGGGTATGGAAGCTCTTGAAAAACTAAATGAACAACTTGAAGCAATAAGAAAAATAAAACCTTTTGATTTGGAGAATGATGAAGATGAATGAAGCACTACATTTATTTAGAATTTTTAAATCGAATAGAAAAATCAAACTTAAAAAGCTTGATTTAAAAGATGCAGTTCAAGTGAAAATATGAAAGATATGAAAACAATCATAAAAGATACTAAGAAATATCTTGAAAATCTTAAAAAAGGTGTTAAAAATGGCTAATAATCAAGATGATATTTTAACTTACTTAAAAAATGGGAATGTTATATCTCCTGCAGTTGCAGCGCATGAATTTAATTGTTATTGTTTAGCAGCTGTGATAAAAAAACTTAGGGATAAAGGCAATGAAATACTTGCAAGAGAAATACCAGGAACAAGAACAAAAGAATATTATATGGAGTTATCAGGTGAATAATAACCTAAATATTGAAAAAGCAGTTTTGAGCTCTATATTATTTGATTATGAGAATATATATATAGCAAAAGAGATTTTAGCTCCAAAAGATTTCTATTTTCCTGCTTATCAAAAAATTTATAGTGCAATGCTAAAACTTCATAGTGAAGATATGCCAATAGATGAAGACTTTCTAAGAAAAAAACTTGACTCAAAAGATATTGATGATTCTATATTTCTTGATATATTATCTGCAAATCCTATCACAAACATAAAAGCTTATGTAAAAGATATAAAAGATGCTTCAGTTAAAAGAGAATTAGTCTCTTTAGCTACAACAATAAAAAAAGTAGCAATTGAAGATGATGTAAGTTCTACTGAAGCTATCGCAACTGTAGAAGATGAATTATATAAGATAACTGATACTTCACGAACCTACAATAGTAGAAATATTTCTCAAATTGTTGATTCTTTTAAAGAAAAACATAGTTTAGCAGGAAGTCAAGAGGGCTTAGATAGATTTATTAAAACAGGTATAACTAACTTTGATAATAAATTTAAAGGATTTGAACCAGGTAGTTATGTCATTGTTGGTGCTCGTCCCTCTATGGGTAAAACTTCTTTAGCTCTACAAATAGCTCTTACAAATATCAAAAGAAAAAAAGGTGTAGTAATAGATAGTTTGGAAATGAGTGCTGAAGATTTAATAATGCGTATGGTTGCTCAAGAAAATCAAGAAGATATAAGTGATTTACTATCTGGACTTGTAAAAGATTTTGACAGTTTTCAAAAAACTTTAGATTATTTTGCTACCAATAAATATTTGCATATAGATGATAAAGTGCTTACTTTTAATCAACTCAAATCTAAATTCCTAAAAATCAAAAGAGCAAGAGATAAAGCTGGATTACCAACTGATGTTTGGATAATTGATCATATTGGGTATGTAAAAACAAACTGGAAGTTTAAGCGACACGAAGAGTTAAGTATTGGAAGTAAAATGTTAAAAGAGTTGGCTAAGGAATTAGGTATAACTATTATTGTTTTATCTCAATTAAATAGAACTGTAACTGATAGAAAAGGCTTAGCTAAGAACAAACCACAAATGAGCGATTTAAAAGACTCAGGTAGTTTAGAAGAAGATGCTGACTATATAGTTTTCCCACATCGTGATTCATACTTTGAATCTAAAGAAAAAAATATTATTGAAAATCCAGTAAATGATGCAATTATAATTGTTGATAAAAACAGAAATGGTCCTTGCGGTGTAATTAAAACTCAATATAAAGGTCCAACAACTACTTTTGGTAGTTTTCCTACTATTGAAGTTGTATTTCAACAAGCAAAAAAACAAAAATCGAATAATGAAGCAAATAATGAAGATATTTTTGGAATTGTTATGTGATGGAAATAGTTTTGTTTAGAACAGGAGAAAAGATAGAAGTGAATACACCAAAAGAATTAAAAGAGATATTAAAGTATTGTAATCCTTTGATGATGAACTTCTATAAAAAACAATTACCAATGCTAGAAATAAAAGGCTTTGGAGAAAGTATTGAAATTAATAAAATAGGTATAACTAGATGAGAACACACGGAGTATATATCCCTTCCGATTATTATCGTGAATTAAAATTTAAAAAGAATAATAGAACAAAAGCTAGAGCTTTTATGGAATATTATGATGATAATGATATGGGTGAACATAATAGTGTGAGATTCTATGCAAAGAGTTGGGGTGTTGCTATTGGTACTGCTCATGGTTGGATTGATGATTTTAAAATAGAAATAGATAAATACTATGCTACTAGACAGCTTAAAAATGATGAACACTATAGCTATGCAAAAAATCAAAATGAACACTTTGAACAAAATCAAATGAACAAAATAGAGCCAACAAATAACGATAATATCGAAATAGTTAAAAGTAATACTGAACAAAATGAACAAAATCAAATGAACAAAGGATTAACTGCTTCTTTATCTAATAATATAAATGCAGATTCTAACGAATCAGCAGATGAAAACCTTGATTCTAAAAAGAAAAGTTATAGTGCAAATTTCGAAATACTTTGGAATAGATACGATAAAAAAACTTCTAATAAAGGTAGAAGTCAAACTATCTATAACAAGAAGTGGAAAACAACAGATATAAAAATAATGCTTGAAGCTATAGATAAATATAAATCTTCAATTGATTTAACTTATTTAAAAGATTTTGACGGTTTCTTAAATGGATTGATTGAAACATATATTCCAAGAAGAGCTTGGGTTATTGATTCAAAAGAACAAAAACATTTAGGTTGGTTTTATGATAGTGAAAATAAATTTATTAGCGATAGTTTTGTACCTTTGAAACTTGAGAGTTCTTATATTGCTGATTATATTGCTAATAAAAGATTTGGATATATAGGAGCGTAAATGATTGATAAAGATGATATAAGAAATATGATAGATAAATTTTCAAATCTTGAACAAAAACAACTACCTTTTGCTCAAATTTTAGCAACTAATGATTTAGCTTTTGCAACTCAAAATAGAGAAAAAGTAGAAACACTTGCTAATTTAGCTTTTAAAAGAAATATTCCAAACACAATAAGAGTAACAAAAGCTACTAAGTCAATTTCTTTTGCTGAAATATTCTTAAATCAAAAATCTTGGACTTATTATGCGTTGAAACAACACTATTTAGGCGGGGATAGACATAGTAAAGGATTGGAAAACTATTTAAAATCTAAACATTTATTAGAAAGTAATGAGTTTTTAATACCTATGAAAGGCATAAAAAGAACTGCTTCTAAAATTATAATGCAAGAGTTAAAGAATAAAAATCTTAATTTTTATGTCATACCTTCGAGAATTTCATATTCAAATTCAGGAATTTATCAAAGAAATAATCAAAAACATAATAGAACAATTATGTTATTTAAGATTGTTAGGAAAGCAAAATATAAAAAAGTTCTTGATTTGGAAACAACATTAAAAAAAGAGTTCCAAAAAAATGGAATTAAATATTTTAAAAATAGGTTGGAATATGCAATTAAAACAGCTAAATAATAAAATAGGTTCTTCCCCAGTTTTAAAACTCCCGAGGGTAATGCGTGCCTCGATAGATAGGCAGTTTTACAATTTTAAAGTTGGTTGTAACTTTTTATTTTTATGTTGTAATAGTAAGGATAAGTATATATGAGATTTAATCAAAGTAAGTTTGCAAAAGAAGTTGGATGTTCACAGCAAAATATTTCAAAACTTATTAAAAAAGGAATTTTAGAAGTTGGGCAAGATAAAAAGCTTGATTTAGAATATTCTTTACAAAGATTAAGAGATTTTAATTTACTTGATGAAAAAAATAAATTAAAAAAAAGTAGAACTTCAAAAGAAGATAGTATTCAAGAAGTTGAATCTTCTCTACCATTTGATAGTGATACAGGTTATAAAACTTTAGCAGACTTAACACCTGAAGAAAAAGAGCAATTAGAAAAAGAAAAACAAGAATCTCTTAAAGAACTTGAAGAAAAGAAAAAAGAAGCAGCTACAAAAAATATTAATGTTGGTGATAACATTAATTTAAAAGATTTTAATTATGCAAGTGCAAAGGCTCATAGAGAATATTATATGGGACAAATTGCAGAATTAGATTATCAAATTAAACTTGGTGAATATGTTTCAAAAGTTGATGTAGAACAAACTTTTTTTGAAGCAGCTAGAACTGTACGAGATATGCTTTTAAATCTTCCAAATAAAATGGCTATGCGAGTAGTTGGAAAAAAAGATATTAAAGATATAGAGTCAATAATAAATGATGAGATTAGATATATTTTAGGAAATTTATCAAGATGAGTGTAAATCCACATATAAATTCTGAATTATTAAAATATTTAAAAAAAGGTTTTGAACCTGATCCACTTATGACTGTAAGCGAATGGGCTGATGCTTATAGAGTTTTACCTAGTGAGAGTTCAAGTGAACCAGGACAATACAGAACGGAAAGAATGCCATACTTAGAAGAGATTGCTTATGAACTATCTCCACAAAGCCCTACAAGTGAAATAACAGTTATAAAAGGTACACAACTTGGTTTTACAGAACTTGGGAATAATATGCTATTTTGCTATGCAGACCTATATCCTTGTCCTATGCTTCAAATTTTACCAACAGAATCAGCTGTTAGAACTCACTCATCTTCAAAACTTTGGGCTTCTATACAAGCATCACCTAGATTAAAAAATCTTTTTCGTGCAAGAAAATCAAAAGATGGTTCAAGTATAACTTCACTTATTTTTAAAGGTGGAAATATTGCTCTTGGTTGGTCCAATTCTGCTGCAACATTTGCTTCAATGAGTAGAAGAATAGTAATAAATGATGATGTTGATAGATGGGCAGATGAAATAGAGGGTGGTGATCCACTTGATTTAGCAAAAAATAGAGCTGAAGCATTTCCAAATAATAAAAAGATTTACAATAATTCATCACCAGGGAAAAAGCATAACTCTAAGATATTACCAAAATATGAATCATCTTCTCAAGCTTTATACACTATGAAATGTCCACATTGTAATGAAGATGTAGTATTTGAAAAAGATGGTTTTAGATTCTCTTATGGTGATGCTTTAAGTGTAGAAACATATGAAATGAAAGATAGAAAAAAAGTACTTGAAAATAGGAAAGCTGAAAAAGCTGATAACCCATTACCTTATTTTCATCATGATATTCCTACAAAAGAATATGAAAAAACTTATATTAATAATTATAGACTTACTTCTGATGTGGTTTTTGTATGTCCTAACAATGGTTGCATAATAGAAGAACATCAAAAGTATGAGATGATGAAAAAAGAAAACGGTGCAAGATATGTGCATAAATATCCAGAAAGAGAACATAAAGGCTATAGAGTACCTAGTTATTATTCACCATTTGCTAAGTGGAATGAGATTTTTCAAAGTTTTTTAGATGCAAGAAAAGAGCAAAAAGAGAAAAAAGTTTCAATAAAAATGGCTGGTTGGGTAAATACAAAAGATGCAAATGTTTGGGAAGAAAAAATCGAAAAGCTGGATGTAAAAGAGTTTTTAAATAGACATGAAGAGTATGCAGCTGATGTTCCAAACGGAGCATATATATTAACTGCAGGAGTAGATACTCAAGATGATAGGCTAGAAGTTGAAGTTGTAGGGTGGGGTAAATATGGAGAGAGTTGGAGTATAGTAAAACTAATCCTTGAAGGTGATCCAAAATTCCCAAGAGTTTGGCAAAAGCTAGATAATGTTTTAGAAAATAGTTACAAACACGAAAGTGGTATAGATATGAAGATTTTAGGAATGGGTATAGATAGTGGAGGGCATAGAACAGATTATGTTTATAACTATTGTAAAACAAGAGTAGAACAAAATGTTTTTTGTATGAAAGGTGATAACTCTGTAGAAACTCCAATTTTAAAATCTGGAATATCAAAAAACAAAGATGGAAGCTTACGACTTTATATGATAGGGGTAAATAGTGCAAAAGATGTAGTATATGGACAGCTTACTACAAAAGAAGTTGGACCTGGATATATGCACTATCCAAAAAATCCTGAGTACAATGAAGAACACTTTAAGCAGCTTACAGGTGAATCAAAAGATAAAACAACTGGAAGATGGAAAAAGTTTAGAGCAAGAAATGAAGCACTAGATTTAAGAGTATATGCTATGGCAACACTTAGAATACTAGAAAACCAATATTATCCAAATGGTATGAATTGGGATGATATAGAACTAGAGTTTAATACAAGAGTAGAAGAAGAACTAAATACATTAAAAAAAGTAGAAGAAGAGATAGTAGAGGATAATTCTTTTAGTGATTGGAGGGATAACTACTAATGGCAAAAAATCACTTGATAAATAAATCTTTTTGGGATGCTAGAACAAATCTAAATAACAAACCAAGTTTAAGTTTTAGAACAATAGAAGTAATACAGTATTTAATGAGTGAAGATGAACTAGCCCTTGGAATAGCTATAGAAAAACTTATGACTACACCAAATCTATATAAAGAAACTCTTGAAAAACTAAAAAGTGATTATCCTGATATAGAAGAGGAGTAAATTTCCCACGGGAAAATATTTAATTTTGTGCTAGGATATTTTCAAATAAAAAGTATACACTGAAAATCCCATTAGCATAGTAGCAGGGATAAAATATAATAGAAAGAAAAATCTTTTTCTTTCTTTGTCAATTAAATTTATCATATATTTATCTTTTGGTCTATAGTCTTTATGCAAAATCTTTTTACATATAAAACACCATTTAAAAAAAGGTAAAAAAAGCAATAATATAAATAATGAAGTTAATACTATTAAAATTTCTTGATAACGTAATATAAAAGATATAGAATTTTCTAAAAAAGTTGTATATTCCCTAATTGGTTCATTATCATAAAATTTTGTAAATAAGAGAGTATGAAATGATACAAATAAAATTAATAATGGTATAGACGCTTTCATAAAATCAATGAAATTTTGGTTAACTTTTTTTCTAAAGTTTTTTATGTCAGCTTGTCTATTTTTAAAAGTTTTCATAGATTCAATGATATACTTAGATTCAGGTTTACCTTTATCATTGTTATCAACACAGTATAAATATTTATACATATCAGCATAACTTTTCACACCTTCTGCATCATGAAGAAAAGAAGGAATATTATCACTACATGGTAATTTTACTCTATTTTGTTCTACTTTTTCAAGAGTTTTAATATAAGTAATAAATTGTTCAATAATTATTTCTTCTTTAAATTTATTTGATTCTATAACTTTTAAAATGGTGTCTGTTTTATAATGGTGATGTGTGTCACCATGAATTATTTTTTTTATTTGTGTATAAAATTGTTGGGCTAAAAATTCTTGTTTCTTATATATAGAGGTAATATCAACATCAATATTTTTTTTAGGATAAAAATAAATATTTATATTTTCTAGTGTAATTTTACCTTCTTTTTCAATTTTATAATCGATTGATACAGAGTAAACAGGTGAAATATATGAAGAAATACTACAGTTAGTTCTAGTAGTTGAACTTTCATTGAAAAATTTTTTTAATCTATTAATAGTATCTTCAATTTGAATGACATTATCATGGCTTTTATTATATCTTTTAAGAGTACTAATAGTTTCATCTTTTTTAATATATGAATAATCATTAGGTGTAAAAAAACACAAAAATGCTTTTCCTATATATCCAGATTTTTCATTTTGATTTATTTCATCAGTTTTTATAGAAGTAGGATTAGTTGATGAAATATCATCAACTAATTTTATAAAATTTAAAAAAATAGGTTTTAAAATAGATTTTTTATTACCAAATTCATGTTTTTTTAATCTGTTCTTTAATATATAATTATTTTGTACAATTCTATTTATAGAAAAAATAGGAGGAATATCATCTTCTAAATCATTATCAAAATCAATAGTTATAATATCTTCTGGTTGTTTTAGTTTGTTATAAGCTTTTATTCTATCTTTGCTATTTTTCGAAAGAGCAATTAGGTTATATCTAATATAACCACTATTATTTGGTATCCAAGATATATATGTTTCTTGTTTAAAATCTTTTGGAAGTTTTATAATATTTTTATTGATTTCATTAATAATTGGACTATTGAATAAATCACTTTTTGAATCTTCCATATAACATTTAATAGAGAATATTTTATATTCCCCATCCTCCCCCATGCACTTTTTGTTGTGAAATATATTTAACCCTAGCTATAGCATTTTTACCAGAACAAAGAATAATTCTACCATCATCAGTAAACTGAATACCTTTTTCACATTCATAATTAGCATCTGAATTATCTTCAGTATTCTTTAATCCAACAGAATCTTTCAATAAATTATGAAAATTTCTATGAGGAACATTTTCTATGTCAGCATTGTTCTTTATCATATTAGTAGAGATTTCTTTTATTTCACTACTTGGGTTAAGAATATAACTTGCATATATTATATATATACTTTTAAATAATAATATAAATCCAGTAATAAAAAGTACTGATAATATTATAGGATTATTTATTATATTTTCCATGGACTAGCCTTTTATAAATTGGTGCTTTTTTTACTAAAAAAAACAAGTTGAGCATTTTACTTAAAATTTAATTAATAAAAGTTTATTTGGTTAATACTTTATAAATGATTTTATTAAATTCTATCGCTTCTAAGTATATCATAACTATATTTACTATATTGCTTTTGAGTTATCTAAAATGAAATATAGATATTAAAAAACACTGAATAAAATATCAGATTTACAAAAAATTGCTAAAAATATAGTGGATTTTGACTAAACAAAAGGATCTTTTCCTTTTGTTTAGTCATTTGAGTCATTAGATATATACCAATACTCCTCACCATTTTCTCTTTTTCTTGCGAGAAAAGTATAGATACTTGTAAAAGGTGGTTTATTGTCTCTGAATGTTGTTATATAAACATTTGCCTTTTGATTATCATTAGACAATTCAATACGATAAGAAACATTTGGTGAGTTTATAAAATCTTTATATTTAACTTGAAGTATATCTTCAGCATCTTTAGCAGTAAGCATTTTAATTCCTTAATAGGATATCAAATCAACCGTATTATATCATAAAATAAATATTCTACAACCTTTTTACTACTACTTAAGAAACTACAACCTACATACCATAATTTTAAAAAAAATGGTAGGGTAAAAAAAGTACCCTAAAAAAAGATTTTTTATTCTGCCAAAATTGCACCAAGAAAAATAAAAAGGTGCAAAGATGCCAAAAACTATCGGTGAACTTTACGATTCAATCCTTATCAAAATAGAAAAAGCTGAAGAATCACAGTCATATCAAACTGGTTCAGGTGAGCAACTCGTTCGAGGACAACTTTCTACACTTTACGCTGAAAGAAGTAGACTTTTAGAAAAAATAGAACGATATGGTAGAAACTATATCGAGGGACAAAACACAGCACCAACTGGTGATACTGCTTATGCGAGTTTTGTGTAATGAATAAAATAGCTAGAACTCTATTATGGACTTCAAATGTACTAACTTTTGGTGCAGTTGCAAAAGTTTATGAAAGAGCATTTTATGAAGGTGCAAAACAAACTAGACTAAATAGAGATTTTAATATCCAAAATAATCACTTTGAGCTTCAAGCTTCAGGTGATAGAGATATGTTAAGAGCAAGAGCAAGATGGTTAAGTGCAAATAATCCTATTTGTAAATCAATTGATAGAAGTATTATTAAAAATTGTATTGGTTCAGGTATTTCTTTACAATCAAGAATAAATAAAGATGAAGTAAAAAATGCAGAAAATTTAAATAAGCAAATTGAAATTTTGTGGAATGAATTTACAAAAAAACAAAATTTTGACATAACAAAAAGAATTTCTTTTAGAAAATTTCAAAAAATGCTTTTAAAAGCAAAACTTGTAGATGGTGAATCTCTTATAAATGGTGTTTGGACAAAAGACAAAAAATTCCCTTTAAAATTTCAACTAGTAGAAGTAGATCAACTTGACAATACAAAAAATAGTTTTGGATTTACTACAAATAAAAATAATAATACTGTTTTTAGTGGTGTTGAAGTTGATGAAAATGGTGCACCAATAGCATATCATTTAAAAACAGAGATAAATAGTATTTCATCTAAAAGATTTGATTCAAAAAATATCATACATTTTTATGATCCAGAAAGAGCTACTCAATATAGAGGGATTACAGACTATGCACAAACTATCAATAACTTAAAAGATTTTCAAGCTTACAACGATAGCGAAATCATAAAAAATAGAATCTTAGCATCTTTTGCAACATTTATAAAAACTGCAAATGTTGGTGGAAGTATGTTTGGAGATAAACAAACTGGACATAGACAAGGAAGTAGCGACCCTATAAAAGAGATAACTGCAGGGATGATTAAATACCTTCGTCCAGGAGAAGAAGTTCAAAGTATTCAATCAAATCAGTTAGGAAATAGTTACAACGATTTTATAACAAATACTATTCGAATAATAGCAGCAGGTCGTGATATATCTTATGAACTAGCTATTAGAGATTACTCAAAAGTAAATTTTTCAAGTGCAAGAGCAAGTTTAATCCAAGATAACAAAAGATTTGATGATGAACAAATATTACTTGTAGAAGATGCACTAAATCCAATGTTTGAAATGTTTATGGATAGTGTTGTTTTAAGTGGTGCTTTACAAGTTCCAAATGATTATTGGGTAAATAAAGAAAAATATATAAATGCTGTTTGGATTATGCCAACAAGAGAGTGGGTAGACCCACTAAAAGATATTAAATCAATCGAATATGAAATAAAACTAGGACTAAATAGTAGAACAAGAGCAGCTGCAGGAAAGGGTAGAAATTTTGAAGATATTATCGATGAACAGATAAATGAAGAAAAAATGATTGCTGAAAAAAGAGCAGCTGCTGGATTAGAACCAGTTTTAATTGAAAATCTAAAAAAGGAGGAAAAGTGAAAAGAAAAAAAGAAGATATACAACGAAAATTAGCTGGATTTGATACTCAAAGAAATTTTGTTGTTGATAAAAATGCAATAAATGAAGAAACTAGAACTATATCTTTTATCCTTGTTTCTGAAGAAAATGAGGGTGAAAGGTATGACTGGTGGACTGATGAAGTTTTTATTGAAAAACTTGATGTTAATGGTGCTAGATATGAGCGACTAAAAACATTTTTCAAAGACCACAATCGTTCTGTTGATTCTGCTATTGGTCGAGTTGAGAATGTAAGAGTAGAAAATGGAAAGCTAAAGGCTGATGTTGTATTTGGAACTGATGAAGCAGATGAAAAAATCTTTAGGAAGTATGTAGATGGGATTTTAACTGATTGTTCTATTGGTTATAGAATCTTATCTACTACTATCCAAGAGAGAAAAGGTGAACCAACACTTGTAACTGTAACGGAATATGAAATATTTGAACTTAATGCAGTTGGAGTTGGTTTTGATAGAGGTGCGACAGTAGGTCGTGAATTAAATTTAAACAAAGGAGATGATTCTATGAATGAAGAGTTAAGAAAAGAGTTAGAGCAATTAAGATCTATCGTTGATGGTTTGACAGCTGAACAACAAATTAGAAAAATGCAGTTAGAAAAGATGGAAGAAGATGCAAAAAGGGCTTTAGATTCAAATAATTTGAAAAATGAACAAACAAGAACAGCTGAAATTATGGATTTAGCAACTGCTGGACAATTAAGTTTAGAAAGAGCAAGTGAATTTGTAAAAGCAGGGACTTCAGTAGATGAAGTTAGAAAAGCAATTATTGATGAGAAAGTAAGAGTTTCTCAAACTGTTGTAGTTGGTGGTGTTCCTGATGAAAAAAATATGATTAGAGAAATTCAAAATTCTATTGTTGCAAGAAGTGGGATAGCAAATATTGATTTATCAAATAACTATTTTAGAGGTGCAACTTTAATAGATATGGCAAGACATATCTTAGGTGTAAATTCTTTAGATAGAAATGATATCGCACAAAGAGCTATGAGTAATGATCAATTTACTTTATTACTTGGAAATGTAGCAAATAGAGTTATGGTTTCAAACTTTGAAGAAGCAGAAGGAACTTATGGATTATGGACTACAAATGTAGATTTACCAAATTTCAAACTTCAAACTGATGTAAGTGTTAAAAATCCAAATGGAAGATTAGCAAAATTAAAAGAAAAAGGTGAATTAGAAAGCCTTGAATTAGATGAAAATGGTGAAGCTTGGAAGCTTGAATCTTATGGTAATAAATTTATGTTTACAAGACAAATGCTTATTAATGATGATTTAGGAGCATTTTCAAATATTGTTGCAACTTTTGGACAAATGGCAAAAAGAACATCAAATGGCTTAGTTTATGATTTATTACAAGCAAAAGGTGATTTTGCAAATTACAAAATGAGTGATAACAAAGCATTATTCCATAGTGAACACAAAAATACTGATACAGCAGCTGCTTTAAGTAGTGAATCATTAAGTGCTGCAAGAGTGATAATGAGAAGACAAATGGATGGTAAAACTGCATTAAATATAAATCCAAAATATTTAATAGTAAGTCCAGAAAATGAAACAAGAGCAAAACAGTTATTAACAAGTGAAGCGGACCCAACTTCTAATAATGCTGGAGTTACAAATATTCATAAAAACTCTTTAGATTTGATTGTAGAAAGTGAATTATCTGCAAATCCTTGGTTTTTAGCAGCTGCTAGAAAAACAATAAAAACTGGAACATTAGCAGGAACTGGTGGACAACCAATTGTTCAAGAAAAATTGAAATCAGCTGGTGGAATAGAATTTGAGTGTTTATATGATTTTGGTGTAATGGTTGAAGACTTTAGAGGTCTATATAAAAATATGGGAGCTTAATTATGAGTGTAGCAAAAAAAGCAGTTGAAAAATATGATGGAAGAGTAATAACTTACACTTGCACAGAAGAAGTAATAGTTGGTGATGTAATTCCTATTGGTGTTAGTATGGTAGGAATTGCTGTAAACAGTGGTTTAGTTGGTGAAGAAATATCAGTTGAACTTGAAAAAGTTTGGACTATCAAAGCAAAAGATTCAGAATCTTTTACAGTTGGTGATACTGTTTATTGGGATGTTGATTTAAAAGAGATTACAAAAGATAGTACAGATAATATTTATGCAGGTAGAGCTCTAAGTTCTAAAGGTACTGGTGCTGGAACTATTGATGTAAAAATAAATGTATGAGTTTAAAAGATGATATGAAAGCAGATTTATCAGTTTTTTATAATGCTGATGAGTTTGCAAAAAAGTGCATTTATAAAGGAAATGAAGTAGCTATTTTATATCGAAAAAATGACTTAGAAATGTTTGAAGTTAATTTTGAAAGTATAAAAGCTAGAAAAGTAGATTTTGAAGGTTTAGAAGAGGGTGATGTTTTAGAAATAGAAGGAGTTTCATATACCGTTATAAACTTCTCACCTGAAAAAGATTTTCAAATATCTATATCAATAAAGGAAAAATAATGGCTGAATATTTAACAGAGCAAGAAGCAGAAGAAAAAATAAAAGCAATTATTCCTGGAAGTATAAAAGGTGGATGTATAGAAGTGATAAAAAGAGAGCCTATTACTAGGCTTGAACATAATGCAATTTTTGCAGTGATTTTTAAACACTCTAAAGAAAATTCACTTTTAATGGTAGAAGCGGCTAAAAAATTATCTATTGAAGAACCTAAACTTTTGTTTAGTGGTTCGGAAGTAGATGAAAAGTTTGATATGCAAAATAGTGCAGTTTTTATAACTGCAATAGTTAAATAAATTTCCCACGGGAAAATTTGAAAGGAAAGAATTAGATGAAAGTAAAAGCTTTACAACCTTTAAATTATGAAGGTAAAACAGTAGAAAAGGGAAAAGTTATAGAACTTGATGATGCTGTTGCAAAAAAACTTATTGAAAAAAAAGCAGTTGAAGAAGTAAAAGAACAAAAAATAGAAACTAAATCAGGAGAGCAAAAATGAAAACTTTAGGAGATAGATATATTGGTGGTGGAAAAGTATTTTTTACACCTTTAAAAAAAGATGGAACTTTAGGTACAGAGTTTGAAATTGGAGAAGTTCAAAGTGGAGAACTAAGTTTTAATGTAGAAAAAAAAGAGGCTTTTTCTAGAGATAGAGTTATCAAACAGCTAGTTGAGCAAGTTGTTACAAAAATAGATTCAACTTTTAAATTTAATACTCAAAAACTAAAAACTGAAAATCTAGTATTAGCAAAAATGGGAGAAAAAGAAGATATCGCTTATGCAATAGGAGATACTTTACCTGATGGAACAGTTGCTACAAAAGCTGGGACTTATGTAGCTATTAAAATGGCTGAAAATCCTATCCAAAAAGGACAAATAAAATTTGTTGGGGATGAAGATGGAGCTAGTAAACCTGTATTGCTTTTATATAGTGTTGCATTAGCACCCGCTAGTGGTTTTAACTACTTTACAGAAGAATTTGCAACTTTGGAGTTTGAAGCAGCTGTTTTAAAAACAGATGAAGGTTATGGAACAGAATATTGGATGGAAGTAGGAGAATAAGATGGCAAAAGATAAATTAAATCCTTTAAGAACAAAACATGAACTTCCTGTTCTTATTGATGATGTAGAGTATAAGTTTACTTATATAGCTGTAAATAAACAAATACAACAAACTCTTGAGAAGTTCAAAGAAGAACAAAAACAAGCTTATGAAAATGTTGATAATAAAAGAGCTGAGTTAAAAGATTTATATGAGACTAAATCTTTAAATGAAGAAATTTTAAAAGATTCTTCTTTTTTAGAGAGAGTAAAAATCCTTATTGAACAAAAAAACCTTATTTCTAAAATATCAACATTAGAAAAAGAGATAAGAGAATTAGGAAATCTTCAAAATCAACTTGAAAATGATTTAGAAGAGTATTTTAAAAGAAAATTTGAACTGTGTGTTGTTGGTGATGGAAAAGTGTCTTTTCAAAAAGCAATAGATGATGCAGGAATTTCTTATGCAGTTATAGATGCATATATAAATGAATCTTTGAGAAATTCTGTTGAAAAAAAGTAGAAAATGCTGTTAGGTATTTAAAAACACTAGGAAAAGATAACGGAATCTTTTCCTATAAGCTTAAAAATGATTTTGAGATAGAGCTAGTAAATATCTATATTTTAGCTAGAAAATCGAATGGCTTTGGAATAGAAGTAGAGTACCAAATAGTAAAAGATTATTGTTTAGAGTGTGATTATGATGTTTTAGAAGTATTTAAAATACTGAAAAATGTAAATCAAAGAGTTATTAATTAAAAACTAAAAATAAAAAATGGTGCAACGAATATTATCACTGCAGTAATAAGCATAGTAATAGGAATCATCAAAGGGTTTTCAAAATAGTTTTTCATAGGTAAATTATATTTAAAAAGGTAAAAGATGTCAAACGACGAAGTTAGATTAAAAATTAAGATTGATGCAAAATCTCAAGAATTAATATTAATGAATCAACAAGTAAAAGATTTAGGAAAATCTTTTAGTGATACAGACTCTTTTGCCAATACTTTTTTGAAAAGAATAAATATAGCAGGGCATATTTATGCAGGATTCCAAGTTATAAATAACACATTGGGAGATATCACAAGAAGAGGTATTGAAGTAAATAAAGAACTTCAAAAACTTACAAATTCTCTTACTATGGCAAGTGCTGTTATGATATCTAATAATGATATTTATGGAAATGCAATAAGTGTTCAAGATAAATATAGAATTGCACAAATAGAAGCTTCAAAAGCTACAGAATTACTACAAAAAGCAAATATAAATACACCTCATAGTATGAAAGAAACTGTTCAAATCTATGATGCTATGTATTTTGGAATGAGAAAAGTTGGTGCAACAACTTCTGATATGGTTGAAATAACAGAAAAACTATCTATTGCAGCAGGAAATAAGATCGGATTTGATGCCTTTCTTTCTGCAATGGATGGTATAAGTACAGGAACAGTTGAAGCTAATTCTGAAATGGGTAGATTTTTATCTTCAATAGGTCTAAGTAATGAGGCTATAAAAAATAGTAGTGATGTAGTACAGCTTTTTAAAGATAAACTATCAGGATTTCAAGTTATACAAGATTTTGATACAAAAATGTCTAACTTAAATAATTCTACTGATATGTTTGCAAAAAATCTTATGAAAATACCTTTTGATTATTTAGAATCAAAAATACCTTCAGTTGCAGCTTTATTTGATAGTTGGGCAAAAAGTATAAATGAAATAAATGTATATCTTTCAAATGCTTCAAGTTTAAGTACTTATGATGAACTTATAAATAAACAATATCAACTTCTAGGGCAAATCTCTGAAGTAAAAAATGATAAGTTTATGTGGGATAGTGAACAAAAAACAAAATTAAAAGAGTTAAATTCAGAACTTGAAATTGTTTTTCAAAAACTTACAAATATAAAAAAAGATGAAGATTTATTAAAAAATGTAGTAACAAATGTAGATACTTCTGAAATAGATAAACTTGTAAATGAAACTTTAGATCCTTATAGTGGAAAAATAGATGAAATAAACAAAAAATGGCTTTCAAATTTTAATATTTTAGTAAAAAATGGAAAAGACACTACAAAATATGTTGAAGCTTGGGCAAAAGCTTTAGATGATGTAAACGAAAAAGAAGATGATAAAAATAAAAAAGCTCTAGAAGCTTTAAAAAAGAGTGCAACAGAACAAAACAAAGCTTATCTTGATATTTCTAAAATTGGAATGAGTGAGTATGAAAAAGCTCTTCTTTCAATAACAGAACAAACAAAATCTTGGCTAGAAGCTGGAGTAAAAACAAATGATGCTTTAGCTGCACAAAGTAAATTAATCGATGAACTAAACAATAAGAAGGTTATTGATACAGCAAAAGAAGATTTATCTTATTATGAAAGATTGGTCCAGTTAAAATCTGATTCTTATGAGAAAGAAATTGAGTTAGCAAATATTGCTTATACTCAAAAAGCTTTAGATATTCAAGGACTAAATAGACCTATTGAAGATAAAGAAAAACTTCTTGATTTAGAAACACAGCTTTACAATAAGACGTTAGAAAGAGTTGGAATAGATAACCAAATAAATGGTTTAGATGAAGCTTCAAACTCATATCAAGATATGTTAGAAGCTCAAATTGATTTACTTGATGCAACAAATGACTGGAATAGTAACTTAACAGGAACAGCTGCTGCTTTAGCAGATGTTGCAAGTGCAACTGGAAAGTTAAGTAAGTTGAATCTTACAAATCTAAAAAATGAAGATAAATTAAGAACAGAGTATGAAAAAAATAAACTAAAGTTCTATGATAATGAAGAAAAACTAAAAGAAATTGACCTTAAATACACAAAAGATAAAGCAACTTTAGATGAAAAAAATATAAGTGCAACTTTACTTGGATATTCAAATATTGCGGGTGCTTTGAGTTCTATGTATGATGAAGGAAGTAGGGAAGCAGCTGCTTTTCAAATTGCTCAAAGCTCACTTGCTTTAGTTGAAGGAACAAGGGCTATATTAACTGCAGGAACAGGTGACCCATATACTGCAATTCCAAGAATGATTGCTATGGGTGCAATGGTTAGTAGCTTACTTAGTAATATAGGTATTGCTTTTGGAATGAATAGTGATACTGAAACGCATAGTGGTATTGGACTAGTAGCTGAAAATACAGGAACAGGAACAGTTTTAGGAAGCAATGAAGCTAGTGAAAGTATAAGTAATTCTTTAAATATATTAGAAGATTTTGCACAACCACAATTTCAAGTTTTAAGTGAAATGAATAAAAATGTTAAAACAATCGCTGATAATATATCGGGTGTTGCTAGAATCTTAGTTAATAATTCTGATTTTGCACTTGGAGGTGGTTTTACAGAGACAAGTTGGTCAAAACAAGCTATTTCATTAAATAATACTATTACAAAAATGACTATGCCAATAGCTTCTTTTGTTGATAATATTATTTCAAAAATTCCAGTTATAGGTAATCTTGCTGGATTAAGTAATATAAGTAGTTTAGTAAATAAAGTTTTAGGCAGTGTATTTGGTAAAACTTCTGTTAAGACAACTTTGCAAGATTCTGGGTATGTTTTTAATGATACTCTTTTAACAACTGCAATAGATAAGGGGATAAAAAGTCAATCATACCAATATGTAAAAATTAAAAAGAAGAAAAAAAGCCTTTTTGGAAGTTCTTCTTCTAAAAAATATAAAACTTATTATAGTGAGGGACTAGATGCAGAAACAAGTAATCAATTTTCTTTAATATTAGGAAATATTTATGATACTGTTTTATCTGTTGGAACTGCATTAGATTCAACAGTTGAACAAACAAGAAAAAGATTATCTCATTATGTAGTTAGTTTTGGAAAAATATCATTAAAAGATAAAACACAAGGACAAATCCAGGAACTTTTAACAAATATTTTTTCGGCTCAAAGTGATAGCATAGCTAGAACAGCTTTCCCTAAATTGAACGCATTTCAACAAGTTGGTGAAGGTATGTTTGAAACTCTTACAAGAGTTGCAACGGGTATGGAAGAAGCTGGATTTTATATAAAAAGATTAGGTCAAGAATATGAAGATTTAAAATATACTAAGATTATAAATAAGCAAGGTGATGTTGGATTTGAAGCACTTTATCAATCTATTACAAAGTTTGAAGAGGCTACTTATCCAGTAAATAATAACTTGCTTTTGATTGTTGAAAATCTTGATGCAACAGCTGAAGAATTATATTCTATTTATGTAAATTTAGATGAGTTAAGAGATAGATTAATTTATTTAGGTCACGAAGCACAAGGATTATCTAGTGATATGATAATAGGTGCAGGAAGTATTAGTGAACTAACAGATGCATTTAGTTCATATTTTGATAATTTTTTAAGTGATGATGAACAATTAACTTATAACACACAACAATTAATTGAAAAATTTAATGCATTAAATATTGCATTACCAACTTCAAAAGATGGCTTTAGAGCATTGCTTAGTAGTATAGATTTAACAACAGCTTCAGGCCAAGAACTTTATGGAAGGATAATTGTTTTAAACGATGCTTTTGCTAGTGTTGCAAATGAAACAGCAAAAAGTATAGAAGAACTAAATAATCTAAGCTTTGAAAGTTTTATAAGTTCTGTTGATAAAGCAAATGATACATTTAAATCTTTAAAAGATACAGCTTTAAGTTTTATAAATAGTTTTAGTAGCAGTAGCGATTTAAAAGACAATCTTATATCATATAATAAAAAAAGAGCAGAATTTGAAAGCTATTTTTTAAGTGATGGAACATTAAAAGATGATGTTGATTATGATAAAGTAAAATCTATTTATACTGATTTATCGAATGTATCTAAAACTTTGGCTTCTAATGATGATTATTTAAAAAATAGTTTGATTGATGTTTTTTCTAACGATATAAATAATTTTGATTTTGCACAAGATGTAATGAAAGTTAAAATAGTAGATGGTTTAGGAGATTTATTAAGTTTAAATTTTGAACAAGTAATTGCACTAAAAGATCTATTTAAAAACAATAGTATTTCTAAAGCTGAACTTGAAACTTTAGGTCTTGAAAAAAATCAATTAGATAAAATACTAGAGTATATAAATAATAGTTCAATTATTTCTAATAATGAAAGTTTAGAAAAAGATAGACTATCAAAACAAACTCTTTCATATAACGATTATGTAGGACAACAAGAGCAAGTTGATATAGTTAAACTTCTTGGAGTCTCTTATAACACTACAAAACCACTAATTCAAAATTTACAAAATTTAGGACAACTTGATAGTAGTAAATTATTCTCTTATGTTTCTGATTTAATAGGTTTTAAAACTGGTTCTGAAAACTATGATTTAACAACATTTAATCAAATACAATCTTTAAATCCTTATCTAAGTGTTGATGTATCTACTATTTTAGAGGATATCAAAAAACAAGCTTTATTAAATAAACAATTGAAATTAAACTCTTATGCTGTTGGAAGCACAAGTATAGAGTATGACCAAATAGCACAAATACACAAAGGTGAAGTAATTGTTCCTAAAAACTTCTCTGATGGTATTAGAGAAGGAAATTTGATGTTAGGAGATAACAGTTCTATTGTAAAAGAGATAAAAAACTTAATAGATATTTCTATTCAAGGCTTTAGTGAATTTAGAAAGTTTAGAAAAGAAGTTCAAGATATAAGAGTGGCATTATGATAGTAGTTCCAAAAGATGAAATAATTTTAATATCTTCAAATGTTCCAGAAATTGAAGAAAATATTGAAGTTTATAATAAAGATATAACTTATACAGTTAGAGCTATTGTTCAAATGGAAGGTTGTATATTTGAAAGTAATAAAGATGCAAATACAGATACTCCAATAAAAGATAAAACAAGTTTGTCTTGGCTTTATCTTGGTAAGACAAATAAGTACAAAATGTTTGATGAATATATGAGTACATCTACAACTTATGAAGATGAACTAGTATATGAATTTGCAGTAAATGATATAGATACTATTTGCTTTTTTGGACTTGTTGCTCAAGAACTAAAGATAGAAATTTTTCAAGGCAATGAACTTGTATATGAAGATATAAAATCTACTTATACAAGATTCGCTTCAAACTGGCTTGAGTGGACAGTACAACCTTCTAGTTATAAAAGAATAATCTTTTTTAAAAATATACCTAGTTTTTATGGAGCAACTTTAAAAGTGACTATCTCTTTCCCTGGAAGTTTAGCTTCTTGTTCTCACTTAATTTTCGGAAAAAGTTTAGATTTTGGTATGACTTTAGTTGATCCAAAACCTACAAGCTCTATAAGAAATATGGTTTCAAAAGAAAAACAAGCCGATGGAAGTGTAAAAATATCAAATTCACAAGTTTATAAAAGAGTTACATTAAATGTACTTTTAGATACTTCAAGAGTTGATGAAATACAAAATTTTTTAGAAGAACATAGTTTAACTCCAATGTTATTTATTGGAGTAGAAAATGAGAGTATGAATAGTTTAACAGCTTATGGATTTTACAAAGATTTTGAACAACCAATAACATTGGATTATAGTCAATATCAAATTGAAATAGAGGGGATTATATAAAAATGATAGAACAGATAAAAACGATAGATAAATTAACACCTTTTGATGAAAAAAAACAAGCATTAGAAGGTACAAAAAACTTTAGAGAAAATGCAGCATATAGTTGGAGTTGGTTAGTTAATCATACAAAAGAATTAAATGTTGCACTGATGGATTTTAATAGTTTAGTTGTTTCAACTTTTGAGAAAGCTCAAAGTGTACATTATGATGCTGAACAAATGAAAGAGAATACTTTAAAAATTGAAGCTAGTGCGTATATTGTTAAAGAAATAACTGAAAATATAGATATTAAATTTAAAGCTTTACAGGAGGCTGGACATGTAACAAAAGTACAGTTAGATTTAGACAGAGTTGAAAATACGAGTTATTATGAAAAACCTGTTGTTTTTACGGATGAATATTTTGAGATAGCTGATGATACAACTTTTGAAGTAAAAAATATTGTTATTGTAGGACCATTTTTTAATGACAAAAAAGAAACATTTGATTTTCAACCAGGAGAATACAAAGATTTTGCAATGCCAAATCCAAAAGGACCTTGGTTATTTTGTAATGGAGATGCAGTAAGTAGAACAAAATATAAAGAGTTGTTTGAAGTGATTGGAACACGATATGGGAAAGGAGATGGAATAACAACTTTTAACATTCCTGATAGAAGAGGATTATTTGCAAGAACAGAAGATGCAGGTAGAGGAATGGAATCTGAAAAAAGAGAATTAGGAAGTTATCAGGCTGATGAATTTAAAAGTCATAGTCATAGATACGTTTTGGGAGGTGAAGGATCTCTTTCATCTATTGGTGCTACGCATACAACTTCAATATATTCTGGTTATATGGACACGAATGCAACTGGAGGTAGTGAAACAAGATCAAAAAACATGAGTGTTTTCACTTGTATAAGATATAAATATTAAATTTAATAAAAAGGAAAAATAAAATGGGAAATTCAGTTTTAGCAGTAGATGTTTTAGAAAATAAAGAAACAAGAACAAGACATTTTCTTAAAGAATATGTGGTAGTAAAAGATGGTATTTTACAAACAACAGAAAAAGATGATAGTTTAACTGTAAAAAATGCTCTTACTTTAAGTGGGAAAAGTTTAGAAGATTTATATGCTCATTTTGATAGTCATTTGGATAATAGTATAAAACTTATTCAAAGTAATCATGGCCAAGCTATATCAAATGATTTTATAGTTGCAGTAACTGTAGATAAAGAAATACGAGTAAAAGGATTAAATACATATTTTTTAAGTGGTGCATCTGCTTCAAATAATGGATATGTAACAATTAATAATCCTCATAAAACAAGTGAGATTAAAGATATTATTGTATCAAATACAAATTGTTATGTTTTATATGAAGATGGTGAATTATATGCTATGGGTAAAAATAGCTATGGTTGTTTAGGAGTAGGAAATGCTGTTGAGCAATATAGTTTAGTTTACAGTGCTTCAAATGTTGAAAAAATAGTTGCATCTTCAAGTGGACATCACTTAGAAAGTAATTTTGCTTTTATTATAAAAAAAGACGGAAAAGTATTTTCAACAGGTAGAAATATTTCTGGTAATTTAGGATTGGGAGATACTTTAGATAAATTTGTTTGGACTGAAGTTTTATATTTAAGTGGAATAGGAAATGTTATAGATGTAGTTCTTGCAGGAACTGAAAATGCGGCATCTTACTTATTAACTGATAAAGGAGAGCTATTATCAACAGGATATAATGGTTTTGGAAACTTAGGGTTTAATGATGTTACAAACAGAACTACTTTTCAAAAAATCCCATCATTTTCAAATATAAAAATAAAACAAATAGTTGCAACAAGTGGTTATTACCAAACTAAATATAACATAAGTGTATTAGCTCTATCTTTAGAAGGAATACTGTTTGCTTTTGGTGATAATACGTATGGTCAATTAGGTACAGGAGATGTTGTTCAAAAAAATAATCCAGTTTCAGTTTTTATAAATCTACAAGAAGACGAAAAGATAGAAAAAATATATGCACCAAAAGCATCTTACAATTTTTATTTATTAACTAATAAAAACAATTTATACGGAGCTGGTAATAATGCTTATGGACAGCTAAATCAAAATAATACGACGAATAGTAATCTTTTTATTAAAGTCTTTGAAAATGTAAAAGATTTAGCAATAACAGCTTGTTTACAATATACCTATTTTGTTGGACTATATATATTAACTCTTGATAATAAACTTTTTACAGTTGGCTACAATCAAAGAGGAAATCTAGGAGTAAATAGTTCAACAGATGTAAAAGTAGCAATAGATACAAATTTTGAATATGCAAATCAAATTAAACAAATAAGTTCAGGTGGATATCTTTATCCAACAATAAATATATTATTAGAGAATGGAAAAGTTTTTTCTTGTGGAAGTAATACTAATGGACAAATACTTATGCCTATCTCAAACAGTGTAAATAGATTAACTAGAATTTTCTAAGGAGTAAAAATGTCAAAAATTATATATGTTAAATCAACTTTTCAACAACAAGCAACTGATGTTGTTTTATTTGTTTGTCCAACTTTTATAGAAATTGAGACACAAGATGAAACGAAACACCAAGGTTTTATATTACATTTAAAAGAAGAAGATGTTTATAAAGAAAAATTAGAGTTTTGTTTAAATGCTAGAAAATCTGAATATTCAAAACTGAATCAAGATGAACTTAGATATGACGATGAAGTTAATGGAACAACAATTTGGATAGATACTATCAGGGAAATAAAAGAGAGATTTCCTAAACCTGAAATGGTTTAGGAGAGTTTACAAATATGCAAAATATAAATGATATATCAGTTCTATTGAAAATATATTTTTCAATATTTTATTCTTACATATTAATTTCACTTGATTATGCAGGAATACCTGAAAAAACTTTTGTTGTTATGATTATTTTAATGACAGTTGATACATTAACAGGGATTTGGAAAGGATATATACTAAAAGAACTTTCATCAAGTCCAATAACAACTGGGATTTTAAGAAAATCAGGAATTTTAATAGCTCTTTATATGATCTTTTTAGGAAATTCTATCGTTTCTGAATTAGGGTTTATTGCAAATTTATTTGTTGGGCTTTTTGTATTGGCTGAATTGATTAGTATTGTAGGAAATATTGTTGCTATTAGAGAAAAATATAAAATTTCAGAACATGATGCTTTAATCCAAGTTAGTGAAGTTTTAAAAGATTTATTCAAAAAAAAGGGGAAAATAGATGATGGAAATAATTAGTAACTTATCAAATAAAAGTATAGTTATTGGCGTTTTGATAGTTTTATTTGTATTTGCAGGAATGGGAGCATATATAAAATATCTTCAATATCAAGTAGAAACAAAATCAACAGCTCTAACACAAAAAATAGAAGACAATAAAAAACTAAGAGAAGACTTTTTAAAAGCAAAAGAAGAATATGCAAAAGAACTTGAACTAGAAAAAAATAAAGCAGCTTATCAAGCAACAACTTTAAAAGAGATAGAACAAGTAATAAAAGCAACTTCAAAAGTAAAACAAGAAGAGATAAAAAGAGGAGTAATCAAAGATGAAAAAGATAGCAGTTTTATTACTACTAAGTTTTAA